GTAATAAGGTCTGCCAATTTCTGCATAACCCATAGATATTTATCTGAAATCTTATCTCCAATTGCGGAGAATTTATCAGCAGCTTCAAGAGCACCATTGGAACCTGTTACTGCGGATATAATTTTACCAAGCAAACCAAATACTGCATCAAATAGGTTTAGCAGAGGTAAAATAAGTTTTGATACGCCTTTGACGGTAGTAATAACCCCGTCAAGTATTGTTTTAACGCCACCAAAAGCTATTTTGAACGACTCATATAGAGTATTTGCTGCTTCGGGGCTTACTATAAGTTGCTCAGTAAACTCCCTAAATCTTTCTGTAAGATTGAACAGTTTTCCCGGATCCATAATCCCAAAAGCATCGATGAATGCCTGTCTTACAGGTCCAAGAACGTCTGAGAGTGAAGCGAATACATTTTTTATTCCTTCTATTATGTTCTCTCTACCACCGAACGCATTCATTGAATCTGCGAATTCCTGAGCTTTTCCATTACTTTCGGATAAGGTTTTGTTAAACTTTGAAAGGTCATCAATACTTTCTTTCGTAAATCCTGCAGCATCTCTTTCGGCGTCAGTCATTGAAGTTAGAATGTTTGTATAATCATCAACGGCTTCTGTAAGTAAGTCCGCAGTCATCCATTTTCTATCATGGAGAGATTTGAGGAAAGTATTGGTATCTGTTATCTGAACATACTCATCCTTTGAAAGAATTCCCTGTTCACGAGCAAGATCAGTAAGTACTGTTCTAAACTTTTCGGCATCAGGTATTACATCTTTAAGTCCGCCACCGGCGATAGTGTTTTCCCAACCAGACCGAAGCCCTTCTCTTAAGAAATTATTCCTTGCCTCAGACATACTGTCAATAACACCACCAACGGTTTTACCGACATCAGTCCATACCGCTTTTGCCTGCTCAAAGTCACCTATAAGATACTGCCAAGACATTGCCCATCCAGAACCTATAGCTTCTTTCAGGGTATCTATAAGCATCGTAAATGTCTTAATCTCTGTAGCGGCAGCGGAGGCTTTAATACCTAACTGCTCGTATTTCTCAACCTGCTCATCTGAAAGATGAAGATCCTCTTTAAGATGCCTTTCATACTCTGCCCGATTAACATTTATATCGTTAATATCGGTGGCATAGATTTCCAAAGCCGCGTTAAGAACTTCGGTTGTCATCCACTGATTGTTAAGTGAATCGTTAAAGCCTTTTGTGGAATTGAACAGATCAGAAATTTTTCCTTGCGCGTTGGTTGTGGTTGTTTGCCAATCATCGCCGACCTTAACAACCGTACCAACACCCTGAGCAACATCAATAAGAGTTTGTTTAAACTCTTTAGTTGCCATGTTTGCATTCTCAATAGACTTCCAGTCGATCAACTTTACATAACCTGCTGACAAAGCCTGTGAGAAGTTATACATCGCTCTAGAAGCTTCGCTGGCATTAGCACCAGAAACAGCAGCTTCGTTTGCGATACCTTTGATCGCTGCAACAGCGTCTTTAAGTTTAACACCGGCATTTGTGAACTTACCGATGTTATTTGTCATGTCAGAGAATGAGTAAATGGTTTTATCTGAATAAGTATTAAGCTCTTCCAGATACTTATTTACAGTAGCTAATGACTCTCCGGTACCTGCCATAATGGTCTGAATAGAGCCCATCTTAAGCTCGTATTCCTTGAAACCATCACTGACACCTTCTAAGGTTAAAGCATTAAACATCTTCTCGCCAAGATTAACAATCTTCCTAGCGATTTGATACTCGAACACTTCTGACACCTTAAGCCAAACGTCCCTTATGTGGAATCCGGCTTTGGTTGCTGTGGCTTCCGTTTCAGCAAATGCTTTCTGAAGCGGAGACATATCAACCTTGTCAAATTTTAATGCTTTCTTAAGCTTGTCGAGAGTTGACATACTTTGTTCAGCATTCTTTTCGAAACTGGCGTTATCAAATTGCATTTTTACGATTTGATTGTCTATCTGCTGACTCATAAAGCACGCACCTCCTTCCAAGCGTCATTTGCGATACTCTGGAATATCGGTTTCATAGCAGGATTGATAAAATCATTTGGCTGCACATATCCACCGGTTCCTGTACCGTGTCCATACTGTATTAGAACTACGATAGGTATACCGTCATTTTGAGCATCGTTACTAAATGACAATGTGACAGATGTCTGGTCCTCGGTAATCTCGTATGTCCATCTACTAGCGGTTTCTCCTGTATCTTTTGGGGTCATTTCTTTAAGACTTTCAACCCCTTTTTCTCCGTACTTCTTAAGAATTGACATGAGTTTTTGTTTTCTAAATGATGTTAGCTTACCTAAGTATTTATAGGTTTTACTAAAATCACCTTTTGTACTAACCGTTATACTACTCATAGTCAGTTACCCCCGTGTTCGCATTGATGCCCTTCTAGCAGCATTAATTGCGTCATTACTACGAATCAAATCGTTCTTACTCATCTTTTTCGGAGGCTGGTTATACGAATTGCATACCTGTATCAGTGTTAGCAAACGGTTTAAATGCCACTTTTCGTATTCAGATGGTATTTGTAATGCTACCATCCAATAATAGATGAGTTCTGAAGTAATAACTTCTGTTTTTCTACCCCGTTTACCGGTCTTTTTAATGTCATCTCCAAACCAAGTAGCTGTCATGGGGTCTTTAATGTAATCCAAAATCTCCTGCTGTTGTGTTGGCGTGATTGCCTTGTACACATCTGGATCTACATTTTGGTTTATTGTCATACATCTGAAGTAATACTCAATCTGTTCTTGAGTCTTATTGTCTTCTTTCAGAAATGGAACATGGTACTTAGATTCCCATTTAGAAATAGCAATAAGAGAATGCTCAAGATTTAATACAGTGGGTTTTACCTCTATAAATCGCTCAGTTTTTTCATCGAAAAGCTCAGAGCCTTTAATTTCAATCTTCAAAGACATCCTCTTATTGCTCCTTCCACAAAGTTAATGTGTGTCTGCAAGTGCAGGCGCAGGAATTGACGGATTATCAAGCTTAGGAGTGATTCCCTCAATGAATTTCTGAGCCTCATCAGGATTTGTTGCCAGCTCAAAGTAGATCTCACTATAAGCTGCAGAGCTCATGAACTCCTGTCTTGCAGTCTCGCTCTTAATGAAGCGTCCGTCATCGGTCTTAATACCGTATGCCATAAGAAGAAGGCCCTCAAATACCTTGATCGCCTCTTTCATGTTCTGAGTCTTTACAAGTCTTGTAAGGCGCTTATCCATACCGCCTTCTTCGCTAAGTTCCATCTTAAGAATGTCTGCTTTACTGAGATTGAAGTAAAAGTCTTCTTCTTTCTCAACCCCGTTAAAGTCTGTGTACTTTTTTGTAATTTTATACATGGTTAAAACTCCTTTCATTTTGAGAATGTTTTAAAAAGAGCCCAGATCGGTTAAGACCTGGGCCCATAGCTGCTATAATAAGTTATCAAAGAGATGTAAGAATCTGATAAACTTCATCAGGAAGAGGAAGTCTGGGATCTACAGCACCAGTCTCGACCTTCTCGAAGTATGTCTTCTCAGAATTAACAGTAGTATCTGTTGAAAGAACGTATGTTGTTCCAACAAGCTCGTACCATCCCTCGGTTACAGGGTTCTCTGATCCAACAGGAGAAGCCTCGTTATAGGAAACGGTTCCAGCAGTACCATACAGAATAGCCTCAATAGCCTCAAGCTGTACCTTAGTAACCTTTGTGCTATCGATTTCGAGGTGAGATGTTGCCTTAGCATTAGGGATTACTGTTACAGGTACAGGAGTTGTCTTGAACTCGTATGAGAATGTCTGAGCCTCAGGTGACTCGTTAACAGTCTGACGGCTCTTCTCTGAAGGTGATGCTGTAGCGTTGTAAACCAGGTGGAGTACATAGCCATAGTCAAGCAGCTCTGTATCGTTTCCGATAAGAGATCTGTAAGAAAGACCGAATGCCTTTCTGTTCTGCTGTGCAATAGTAACACCAGGGATCAGCTCTGTTCTTCCATCACAAGCCTTCCACTCATCAGGGTATGTGTAGCACTCTACAGTACCGTTAAAGTTCTCGGCACCACGAAGTGAACCATACTTAATGTTATCAGCATAGAAGTCCTGAGCATCTCCACCATCAGGTGACTCAGATACGGTTGTGAAACCGTTCCATGCTACTCCCTTGGGGTATACGCCGTTTGCGATCGGATAAAGCACACCCCTGTCAACGCCAGTTTCGAATTTCTTGGCGCCCTGTTCGTCCCAAATAATATTGAACTGTTTAGGCATATTATTTTTCCTCCATTATTGAAATATTGTGTAATAGTCGTTGTAGATACCATCTTTAACAATTCTATTATCGAAATCTATGTAAGGTGCCGCATTCAGCATCTTTTCTTTAATATCGTTTTTAATAGATTTATACATATGATGGATTTCCCAACGACCGGTTAATAGATACGGTTTATTATCCGCGTTCCTTCTATCAAAGTTACGAAACCGATATACAATACACGGATAATGCATTCCTGTATTTGGAGGGCTCTGGAAATATACATTCGAGTTACCAAGCACATCCTCCAAAAATGTCTGCACTTCATCCCTCGTCTTCATCCTGCTCCTCCAAATATAAAGAGCCAAGGTCCAGAGTGAGTCTTGGATAATTAACCTCAACACCACTTACTGTCCACTTGGCTCCTCCAAACGTTACATAAGCTATTTTATGGAAATTGTTCTGAAGATACTGGTCGGCGACAACCGAGAGTTTATTGGAAACATGCAAATCAGCATTGATCTTATCAGCCTGTTGTTCCCTCCAGGAATCTCTAAGAATATCCCCATAAAATGGCCTTGGTATAACCTTTGGAACAAATACTCCACGCTCTTCTTCTACAAGTTCGTTAAACCCAATGTCGCCGTACCACTTCATAAATTACTCTCCCTTAACAAGGTAGAAGCTGATTGCTGAGAAAGGCTTGATCAAAGCACCAGACATTCTTGTCTCATACAGGTACTTGTACTGGTTGTAATCGATATCAAAGTCATCAAAGAAATCAGTCTTTGCGCCACCGTTTGTACCAACATTGTAGTCGGCAAGGTTAACCTCAACACCAATAAGAGGGTATGTGTTGGTCTGACCATTCTCGGTGATGGCGATCTGCTGGCCTTCCATAACCTCAACGGGAACAAGCTTCTTAACTCTCATAGCTGTAGCAACTTCTGCCTCAGACTTGTAGAGTCTCTCGTTGATGCCATTCTCCAGAAGCAGAGCATCTGTGATGTAATCATCAGTTGTGAAGAATGAAGGGTTACCGGATCCCTTGTACTGCTTACGAGACTTAACCATAGCTTTAATAAGAGCCTTAGCAATGTCATCGTCAGTAGCGTTCTGTGCTACAACTACAGGAACCTTAACTGTGTAAAGATCTGCATCGTTGTAAACAGGACGAATGTGTGTCTCCTGGATCTTATCATCAGAAGAAGCAAGTCTACC